GTGTGTAATGCCGGCGATGTTGCATCAGTTTGTGGTGAGGCAGCTACAGGCTCCGCCAATGTAAATGTAGGCTAAATATTTGTATGTCAGAAGATAAAACTATATGTAAAAAATGTAACACACTATCACACTGTACAGGTGAATCTCCACGTATGAAAGAATTTGCTGAGTCTACTGATGGTACTGATGCTGATAGATGTTATAAATGTGATTGTGCAGATTGTGATGATTCTAATCTAATTCGACCTTAGTCATGGCAGTAAAAAACTTCAACGAAGTAAATTCAACCACACAGGGCATATCTAACACAAGAATATTCCGCGGTCACAGTTCTGTGGGCAGAGATTTTGCTGATTCGAAACTGTATGATATTGAACTAGTGAAACAGGACTTGCTAAATCATTTTAACATTCTTAAGGGAGAAAAACTTGAAAATCCTGATTTTGGCACAAATATCTGGCTATATTTGATGGATCCGTTGGATGATGAAACCAGAAACGCTGTAATAGAAGAAGTTGAAGCAATTATCAACTATGATCCAAGGGTCGAAATGGACAGTATCGAAGTTAATGATTATGAACAAGGCCTACAAGTCAAAGTATCTGTGATATACACAGGATATGGCATAGGCGAATCTATGGACTTGTTATTTGACACTCAACAAGGATTATTAGCCGGACCTACTCAGGTTTACTCAGCGGCATAAGTCATCATAAAGTCAGCACTTTTTTAAAACTATAAATATTATTATGCCAACTAATGATAGACAAAACTCTCTGCTTATAAACGACACCTGGCAGAAAATATACAGAACGTTTTCACAAGCAGATTTTAAATCTTATGATTTTGACACCATAAGACGTACACTGATTGACTATCTTAGATTAAACTATTCAGAATCATTTAATGATTATATTGAGTCATCAGAATATCTTGCATTGATTGATTTAATTTCATATGTTGCACAATCTATTTCATACAGAGTTGATTTAAATGCAAGAGAAAACTTTATTGATCTTGCTGAACGCAAAGAATCAGTACTGCGACTGGCACGATTAATTTCTTTTCAACCTAAGAGAAATATTGCTGGATCAGGGCAACTTAAAATTACATCGATCACAACTAGTGAAACAGTATTTGATGCAAATGGAAATGATTTAGCAGGCACTCCTATATTGTGGAATGATGTAACAAACACAAACTGGCAGGAACAGTTTAATGCTGTTCTTAATTCTGCACTGCCTAGAGCACAAACAATAGGCAAGCCACAAGCCACAGGCACAGTAGGTGGAATCACCACTGACCAATACAGATTAAATTCTAGTAATATCGGATTGCCAACACAATCATTCTCTCGTAACATCAACGGAATTAGCATGGATTTTGAAATTGTTTCAGTTGCAATAGATGATGGATTTGTAACAGAAGAAAGTCCTGTTCCAGGCAACTCACTTTCATTCATATACAAAAATGATGGCAGAGGATTCAGTTCAAATTCAACAGGGTATTTCTTTACGTTTAAACAAGGAGAAATGAGCAATACAGACTTCACAATATCGTCACAACTGCCAAATACTATTGTAGGTATAGAAGAAAGCGGCATTAATAATGATGATGTATTTTTATTCAAAACAGATCAAAATGGATTGTTAGAAGAGTCATGGACAAAAGTTCCTGCTATCACAGGCAACAATGTTATCTATAACAGTTTAGCAAACAATATCACAGAACAGTATGCTGTGGTAACAAAAACAAATGATCAAATTGATCTAGTGTTTTCAGATGGCACATACGGCACAATGCCTGTAGGCAATTTCCGTTGTTACTACAGACAGAGCAATGGATTAAGTTACAGAATTCAAACAGGTGACATGCAGAATGTTTCATTTGATGTTGAGTATGTGTCAAGAAACAATCAAATTAACACATTAACAGTTACAGCATCTCTTACAAGCACAGTCACCAACGCGGCACAATCTCAATCTATAAACGATATTAAAACACAAGCACCTCAAGTGTATTATTCAAACAATAGAATGATTACTCCTGAGGACTACCAAATTATTCCATTAACACAAAATCCATCACTGGTTAAAGCAAGATCACAAGTGAGAGCAATCAGTGGCACGTCAAGATTTTTAGATGTAACAGATCCAACAGGAGTATATTCAGAAACAGACATTGTTGCAGATGACGGAATGTTATACAGAGACATTGTTACTGAATCATTTGATTTTTCGTTCACAACAAGAGACGATGCTAGAAAAGTTGTTACAGGTACTTTGGCTGATACATTCGAATCTGATGCAGTCAAACAATTTTATTATGATAATTTTTCAAGACCGCAAATAGCTGGTACAAAAACGTGGTTCAAATCAACGCAATCATTGAATCAGGTGACAGGTTATTTTACCCAAGAAGGTGATGATTCTAGTGTGTTGGCAGTTGGCACATCCAGTGTTTCTAACTTATCATTTATTACAGCAGGAGCATTACTCAAGTTTGAACCAACTTCAGGCAATCATTTTATGACTGAACTAGGCACACAGATGAGTGGCTCAGCTGGACACCCAGGCAGTGCTGAAATAATGTGGACAAAAGCAATCAGTATAGAAGGTGATGGCTCTAATGCTGGACAAGGCAACTTAGCAGATGGCACAGGACCCATTGTGTTGTCAGACTTAATTCCTGCAGATGCAGAATTAAAAGAGATTATTCCAACCTATGTAGATTCTATTTCAACAACATTAGAAACAGCTATTATAGACAAAATTGTCGCATTTAAAAACTTTGGTCTTGGTTACAACAACTCTGCTAGAGCATGGTATGTGATAGATGAAGAAGACTTGAACACTGGTGATTTTGATTTAACAAATAGGCAAGATAAAACAAGTGCTGGATTAGATCAATCGTGGTTAATAAGATTTTCAACAAATGGATTGACATACACTGTGTTCAACAGGGCAACACAATACATTTTTGAAAGTTTTTCTAGAAACAAATTTTATTTCGATGAATCAGTCAAAGCAATCGATCCAGAAACAGGATTATCAATTAAAGATTCTATAACAATTTTAAAATCAAACACAAAATCAGATTTTGTATCAAATTTAACTTTTGATTACAAATGGGCAATCGCAAAAAATGTTGTTGGATCAGATGGGTATGTAGATTCTAGAAAAATGCAAATTGGTCTATTTGATTCGGATGATGACGGTACGGTAGACAATCCAGATTTATTCAAGTTAATAGTGGATCCCACAAATGACATAAGTGAAAAATATGTTTATTTTCAAACAGTTACAGTAAATGGATTTGAACAACTTAATCCTGTTGTAACAACAGAATTTGTTACAGTATCTAAAGAAGTAGACATCACCAATCCTAGCATCTATGCAGATGGGCAAAAATTTTATTTTTACACTGACAATGAATTTAAAACTTACAATGCGGCAACAAAAGTATTAGATGCACTTACTGGATACACAGCAAAACTTGGTAGACAAAGTTTACTATACAGATACAATCATGGTGCACCACGAGACAGAAGACTAGATCCGTCAGTGAGTAACATTGTTGATTGTTATGTAATGACTAAAGCATATGATACTGATTACCGAGCATGGCTAAACAATAATCAACTTACTTTAGAACCAGCAAAACCTACAGTGGCAGAACTTAATGAAAATTATCTTACAACACTTAATAATTTAAAAAGTGTGAGTGATACTGTAATTTTTAATCCAGGTGAATATGTCTTGCTGTTTGGAAAAGGTGCTGACTCATCTTTGCAGGCAACATTTAAAGTTGTAAAAAATCAATCAACGGCTGTTTCAGACAACCAGATTAAATCTAACTTGATAGAAGCAATCAATGGCTACTTCTCAGTTTCACTATGGGACTTTGGTGATACATTTTACTTTACTGAGTTAGCTGCCTACTTGCACAATACCCTAGCACCAGATGTGCTCAGTGTTGTGATTGTGCCTTCTAGTGCTACAACATCATTTGGTTCATTGTTTGAAATCACAGTTGACGGCCATCAAGTACCGATATCATCGGCAACAGTTGATAATGTACAGATTATTACGTCCAATACTGCTGAACAGTTGAAATCAACAGGCATAGTGGTATCATCAACAACTGGAGCAACAGGCACAAGTGCAACTGCTACCACTGCGGTGAACTCTACA